CTGGAAAACGGGCAATCTCACTCAACAAATGATACTATTAGAACAAGACCCACAGCTTGCAGCAGTGCTCAAGCAAGAGGCACAAAAATAGTTAGTCTCAGTGAGACTAATCCCCTTGTCCGTGGCTAGGGTATCGCAAAAGTTTAAAGGTAAATCTGAATGGCTGCTCCGTTTCAGAATTATTCGGGCGGTGTCCTTCTTGCGGACATCGTAAAGAGAAATAATCTCAGCACATACGTTTCCGAAGCTATAAAAGAGCGTAGTGCATTTATTAAATCTGGTGCTGTTGTGCGTAACGCACTTCTTGATGCAACAGAAGGTGGAACAAGAATACAAGTTCCAGAGTTCAATCCAATCTCTCCAACTGAAGAAATCTTGGATGGAACAGCAACTTGGGGTACAAGTAATGCTGGTCATTTGACACCACAAAAGATTGGTACAGGAACACAGATTGCAACTATCTGTCATAGAGGTTTTGCATACGCTGTTGATGATGTAGCTGTGTTGGCTGCTGGTGAAGATCCAATGGGTCACATCAGAAACCAGATTGCAGATGCTATTAACAAGTTAAATTCAGCAAGACTATTCAGCCATCTTCAAGGTGTATTCGGTACTGCTCTTTCTTCTAATAATTTAGATTTAGCAAAAGCTGGTACTGGTGCTACTGAAGCCAACTTCCTAACTGCATCAGCAGTTGCAAGAGGTAGATCACTTCTTGGAGAAAGAGGCGAAGAACTAGATACTCTAGTAATTCACCCATCTGTTGCTTACTACCTATATCAAGTTGGTATGCTTACATTCTCTACTTCTGCACTATCTACTGGAACAGGAATCCAGTGGGGTGGCGGTGGTGTCGGTATCACTGACAGAGGCATTGGACAGTTTGCTGGAATGAATGTTGTTATTGACTCTCAGGTTAATACAGTAGCTCCTGGTTCATCTGGTCATCAGATAGAGTTTTACTGCTACTTAATCAAGTCAGGCACAATCCTTGAAGGACAGCAATCACCTCTAGGTATTGAATCAGATAGAAACATCTTATCCAAGCAGGATGTTATGTCTGTTGATTACCACAGTGCTTATCACATCATGGGTACTAAGTGGAATGATGCTGCTGACAACCCAACAAATGCTCAACTAGCAACAGCTAATAAGTGGGCATTAACATACGATGCAGACTTAGTTCCAATCGTAAGATTAACAGTCAATTCGCCTCTTGATACTTCTACTATTTCTTAGTAAAATTTAAGAGCAACACAATAAAGAACCTCATCAAATATTGGTGGGGTTTTTTCTTTACGCTACAATAAAACTAAAATAAATTACTAATCGTGGCAGCAACTATAGATGCAACTATAAAAGGTGAAAATGCTAATAGCTATGTCACCCTGACTGAAGCTAACAGCTACTTTGAAACCGTTCCAGATTCTTCGACTTGGACAGATAAAACAGACGATCAGAAGAACAGATCATTAATATCGGCAACAAGATGGATTGATGGGTTTGTATTTTATGGAGATAGATGTGATTCTGGACAGGCATTAAAGTTTCCAAGAAATAATTATCAGGTTGATGGAGTAGAACTTGCCTGTTCTGCTATTCCTCAGAATATTAAGTACGCACAGTTTGAATTAGCGAGAGCATTAGCAAATGATACTGGAGCTATCACTGGTACTACTGGAAAGGATGGTAATTTTAGTGAGGTAAAACTAGGTGACTTGCAGGTTAAGTACAACACAGAAAGTCAGGGAACTGGTTCTATAAATAATATTATGGATGTTTATCCATGGCTTCAAAGTTACCTTGGAGCGTATATGCTGGGTGGAGCAGGTAGTTTTCAGATGAGAGTGGTTAGAGGATAATGGCAGGACAATTAGACAGCTTATTCAAAAATGTTGCCAAACAGATAGTCTCTGATTTAGGTGCTTCCTTAGACACAACTATCTCTTATATAAGAAAAGGTGTGTCTGAGTATGATATTGATACAGGAGAACAATTTACCGTAGATACGACTTTTTCAAATTTAAAAGTACCTATTGAATTTATAAGATCAGAAGATGATTTGTCTTTGGAAATAAGACAGGCAAAGATTTACATAACACCTGATCTTATAGGAGGTAACCAGCCAAATAAAGCAGATGAGATAATATTAGATTATGCAGGTGCTAACAGGACTGCACAGATAATCACTATTGACACCAAAAAAGGTCGTCAAACTTATTTATTCACATTATTAGTTAGGTTCTAATGAGTAACACTCCTATAACTGATGAAATAAGAAAAGAAACAAAGGCAGAGCTAAACGCTTCACTTAACGCTTTTGTCAGGAGAGCTTTAACAGATTTACCAGGTCAGAGTCCTCAATATACAGGTTTTCTGGCTTCAAGTTGGACGGCTGACACAACAAGACCACAACCGACAGATTCAATAGAACCCCCCTGGACACAAGTAAAATCAGACTTGGATAGAAAGCTAAAAAGAAGTCCTATAGTAAGACCTAGATATAGATCTGTACCTAATTTTAAATTCGGACAAACTATTTTTGTAGGCAATAAAGCTGAGTATGCAAGATACGCTTTAGGTTCTGATAATAGTAATATACTTCCTTATTTTGAACAGCTAAAAGATATAGCTGAATTAGTCTTTAACCGTAAGCCTGATTTACGAATAGCTGCTACTCAGGTATTACCTCCAGGAGAGTCAACAGGAAGAGAAGCACCAGCACAGGGTTCAAGGTATAAGAGAATATGACTTTAGTAAATGCCAGGGCAGCTTTTGAAAAAGCTATCACAGACTCAGTTAATGACACCGATCCAACAATAAAGATCATCTACGATAATGTTCCGCAGACCTCACCTGGAAAAGATGTAACTTACATATCTGTATCAATAACTTTTAGTCAATCAACTGTTCAGGCACAGGGAGCATCCGCTACATATTACGCTGGTGCTATCCAATGTAATATTTATGTACCTAAAAATAAAGGTACTGCTGTGCTATCTGCTGTAGGTGAATCTGTCAT